CAACGCAATACAAGGAAACATACAATGTCAAATTTCGCATCCCTCAAGAAGTCTTCTGCTGATATCGGCCGTCTTACCAAGGAAATCGAGAAGTTGAACGCACCCGCTGAAAGCGGCGGCAAGGACGATACTCGTTTCTGGCAGCCTGAAGTAGACAAGGCAGGCAATGGCTATGCAGTCATTCGCTTCCTTCCTGCTCCTGCTGTTGACGGTGATGATGCCCTTCCGTGGGTACGCATCTTCAATCACGGCTTCAAGGGTCCGTCGGGTAAGTGGTACATCGAAAACTCTCTGACTACGATTGGTCAGAAGGATCCTGTGTCTGAGTATAACTCTCAGCTTTGGAATGCTACCAGCGATGAGAACTCGCCGCAGCGTAAGCAGGCCCGCGAACAGAAGCGCCGCTTGACTTACATCGCCAATATCTTGGTCGTTACTGATCCGAAGAACCCTGCTAACGAGGGTCAGGTCAAGCTGTTCAAGTTCGGTAAGAAGATTTTCGATAAGATCACTCTTGCCATGAACCCGCAGTATCAGGACGAGAAGCCGATGAACCCGTTCGACCTGTGGAACGGTGCTAACTTCAAGATCAAGATCCGTCAGGTCGAAGGCTATCGTAACTATGACCTGTCCTCGTTTGACAATCCGTCGCCTCTCAGCGATGATGACGCGATGCTTGAGAAGATTTGGAAGTCGGAGTATTCTCTCAAGGAGTTTACTGATCCGAAGAACTTCAAGTCTTATGACGAGTTGAAGCGTAAGCTGAACGATGTGCTTGGTATCTCTGGAATGGATGTAAGCGGGGTTGATGTCAAGGTAAACGAAACTGTTACTAAGACATATACCAAGTCGGACGAACCTTCGTTTGAAGCATCGAAGCCACGCAAGTCTGTTGAAGACACTCCGCCGTGGACTGATAGTGAAGATGAAGACCTTGACTACTTCAAGTCACTGGCCGACTAAAAGCGAAAGGGGAGCGTTTCTGCTCCCCTTTTTTATACGTTAGACCAAGGAACTCCGCGAGAGTTATATCTGTTTCCAGATTCGACAACTCGACCCATTGATCTGTCAAATGATGGAGAAGGTTCAAAACTGTTATCGGCAGTTAATCTCATAGGATCTAGATTATTAACCGCTGACGCAACTTGTCTTGATCTTGTAGGATCAACTTGAGGTCCATTCTGAGGCATAGACTGAGCGTTAGGATTAGACATGTTCATATTCATCTTAGGTAATATTTGAGAAGCATTCAATCTGGCTTCAGAAGTAACAGCGACCTTGTTATCTTTAGTAATGCCTACAGCTTCACCTGTTCCAACGTTGCCTATTGTTTGACCAGTCTTGTTATCAACCATCTTCACTTCTTCTGCATATCCTGCATTTGCTGTGCCAGTCTCATAATTGTTGACAGCGTTTAGTTCTGAAGGTGTATCAGCAGGTGTTGCTTCAGTTACAGGTTCTGCTGTTGGTGCCATTTGTTGCTGTTCAGGTGGTAATACATCTGATTTTGGAACTATGTCTAATACATTCTGAGCATCACTAGTTTGTTTTTCATCTACAGGAATTTTGTTTTTTCCTTCTCTCATATCATTTATATTTTTAGATATTTCATTCCAATTTTCGATGAATGGTTGTGTCATAACTACGCCTTCTGGCGTGTTTTTGGGTCCTAATGTTGCTCGACCTTCGTCTGGCTGTATTGAACCGTGAGCTACAGGAGCATTTGATAAGACTTCTCCTTTTTCATTAGTGTATGTTGTCGGTATATTATTCTGTAGATAAATTTGAGGTGTTAGTTTCTGCGCGGCCAGCATTTGTTCTTCTGTCGGTTTACCACCACCAGTAATAAATCCAACACCTATTGTGTTTGTATTATCTAGGTCAAGTCTGCCTGTTCTGGCTGGATTACTTGAACCTTTCATCTGATTCATTCTCTTATCTGTAGATTGTAGTTGATATATCTTACCATCTTTAGATATAACATAATGATATCCATATCCGCTAGATCCGCCGCCTCTTGGAGTCTGCTGCGATTTTATTTGATCTTCGATACTTTGTGTTCCAGCAACATGAAATACCACGCCAGAGGCAGGTTTAGCATTTTTTGTTGCTGATTGGCCGTATGCTTTTGGATTATCTATTGTCTCAGATATAGGTATAATTTCACTGCCGGTCATTGTTTGTTGATCAGCAGGAAAAACATCACTAGTGCCCTGAGAAACACCTTGAGCGGATTGTATTTGATTTAGTTCGGCGGGAGTTGGCCCGCGAGAACCAAAATCTTTAGTTATATCATTTATTGTATTATAATATTGATCTCTATATTCATGATGTTTAGCATATTTTGGATCTTCATATCTCCATCTTATATAACCTGTGCCGAGCAAATATGCAGCATTTGCAGGATCAATGTTAGGATTTGAAAGAAATTGTTCAACTTTTTTACTCTTTTCGGTAGTCTGCATTTCTTTCATGTAGAATCTGGCCATGGAATTCATTGTTTCTTGATCAGGAATTAACTCTCCAGACTTACTAAAACGACCTTCGCTCATCAAATGATCTTTTAGTGCCGTTAATCTTGGACCTTGCATAGAGAGCATTCCAAGATTTGTTGCATTATTGTAAGGATCACTGTGCGTGCCAAACATAAATTTTTCTTGAAATCCGTTTTCACGACCAACTTCAGCAACTAGTGATAAAGATTGATTATGGCTAAATCCAGCATTAACAAAAGCATCATATGACATTTTCATTTTTTGATGCGTTGAATCTTTTATTCCTTCAATTCCTGAACCTTTTACATTAGTTTGATCTGGTAAAAGATACCCCAGTCCAGCTTTTTCAGCCGCTCTTTGTTGAGACGGAGTAATAGAAGGTTTAACAGGCGTGGCCGTAACTGAACTTCCAGTGCCAGCAGTATATCCTGTTCCTCCACCAGTACCACCACCAGTAGTGCCGCCACCGCCACCACTCATCGTTGTTCTTGTCACAGCGGTTTCAAATCCAGATATACTTGGAAGACTTTCTTTATAGTAAGAAGGAAATAGAGAAGAGTATTGCGTTGGCGTCAGCATAGAAAGCATATCATTCAGCAAACCACTCTGAGCCAAAGCCGTCCTGTTCATGACAGGAATGCTCATTAGTTTCTTGTAGTCTGTTGTAAGGTTTCTTGTGTCAAATGCCATCTTACTTCTTTGTCCTCTGAGCAGCCTTCATATCGGCAGCTTTCTGTTCTTCTTCTTTAATATGTGATCTAAGCAGATCCATATAAATCATTTTTTCCCAAGGTATCATATTTTCTAGCTCAGTCAGACTGTATTTGTGAAACTGCATCAAAGCAAAATTGACCTTAAAGTAGTTTATCAAATTGTCATGGCTGAGCATTACGTAAAAAAACTGGTAAAATCATCATAAACAATATTATGTTCATGTCCACACTTGCCGCAAGTCTTTTTTGCTCTTATAGCAAATGATGGCATCTTACCAGTAAAGCTCTCAATCTTTCTTACCTGCTCTTCTGTCAGTCCGTCAATAAACTCAACCATCTGTTCTCTAGAGTAATCTTTGGCTGACATGATGTTATTCTTGTTAACAATGGCATCAATACATGCTGCCATGATCTTAGTCTTTTTTTCCAACTCATTATCTTTTTCGTCCAGCATTCTCATAAGTGAATATGGCGGAAACTTCATTCTAAGAGACATGGTATTAGATAACTGAACAACTTTAGGCTTGTCCATATTGTATATCTCAAAGTTGCTTATATTAATGTCAGCTGGGAATATACTTCCGCATGGTTGACCTTCTACCATATTATTGCACTTGAAATTGACTTGTATTGTTTCTCCGAGGGACTTAGCTCTCAGAGCGATAAACAGATAGTCAATATCAAAGAATGGTAGCGCGTTTATCTTCACATCGCCTTCCAGAATGCAATTAGATATAACTTGTAGAGTTGTATTGATAATGGTTACAGGATCTTTAGATTCGGCAGCCATCAACAAAAGCTTCTCTTCTTTGACTAGAAAGGGTCTGATTTTTATTTCTTTACCGTTCGAAGGTAAGGTCAAATCATATATTGGCACATCAATCTTAGGCAATTCCATTTTATATCATCCTTTTTTTATTCTATCAACCCGAAAATCTGCTTGTGTCACGATAAGTTCTGCCCTTGACCAGATCATAGTCTGGTGCATTATAAGGCTTTGGAGTACCATCACGAAGACGATACCACTTGGTATATGTGAATGTAACGCCAAGTCTCAAGAAGTTATCATCTGCCCATGTGACTGGTTGTGGATTAACAAGTATGGGCCAAGCGTCTGCAAGAGTAATTAGATACTCTGCTTTAGGAGCAAGGTTTCTTTCATCTAATCTATTATTATCTGCTTCGCCAAATTGAAATAGCTGTATTTCGCAAGAATATTCACTTCTATATCTGAAATCGAAACTGTTTGTAGGATTAATCATTTCCATCCAGTCATCAAAGAACTGTCTTTCTAATGACTGTGCGCGACAGATAAACGTCAGCGTAATATCTTCATATGCGGTCTGATATGGCAGCTTGAAATTTGGACCATAATATCTTAAATCCACGTTCATGAAGCCGCGACCAGGTATCTCTGCCGCTTCACACAGATATGTCAGATCATTCGTAAAAGTAGAATACCCGTTTATGAGTCTCATGACATTGCCGCCAGGCAATAATATTCTCACAGCAAATCTGCAAGATCGAACAAGACCGCCATAACTATCGGCATATTGCTTGAAATCATTCATTTCAAGATTAGCGGGTTGATTTTGTATTCTAGGCTCTGCCATTTATTTTTGTCCTAAGTTATGAATTTTGTATCCAAACGGCCACTGGCAACTGTGCTGCCATGTCCCATTCATTTGCTGTTACCTCTATAAAAGGACTTCTGACATGAGAGAACAGATATCTCTTGATACATGGGCGCGTAGCCGATGCTAGACTTCTGGTGCTTTGCAGCAAATCGTAGGACAGTCTGAGTTTTGTGGTTTCGTTCATTTTATTATTTGAGCGATATGTCTGAAGCTTGGAAAGAAGAGCCGATCTCTCGCCCATAGAAAGATAATGCAAGTTAATGCCTAAAAATCCATCTGAATATCTCTCAATGGGAAATACTAGTGGAAATTTATCGTATAGAGGCAAAGTCTTCTTGTACTTCGGATCGTAATAGAAGAAATACATCTTGCCAATAACAGTGGTACCGCGTGTGCGATCCTGATTACTGACAATATTCCTTCTGTAACCCGCAGCAGACCGCGCCTTACCTATAAACCAGTTATTTACTTCTTCTGTTGTAGCCATATGTTTATTTATGTAGATTTATCTTGACAACCACTTGACATGACTGTAATATGGCTATGCCAGCGATGATAAGCATTACTTTATCTTTTTACCTTTATTCCAAGGTATTGATCCAAGTTTACTAATAGAGTTTGCTTTTCCTATCTTTCTCTTATGTTCTTCTGATAACTTTCTACCAGAGAGAGCTTTACTGAGCTTTTCTAATGTTTCTGGTTTTTGTTTAGGCAGTTTCTTACCTTTATTCCATGCTGTCTGTAATCCAGTTTTACCCTTGTTCCAAGGTATTCTGTTCAATGATGCGTCTTCAGGTACGTCTTTTGATAACTTACTACAAAACTCTCTAAATTCAATAATAAACGGATCATCTTTATCAAAGAACCAACTCATTTTATTTTTAATTCTTTCTCAGTTATTAATTGAAATGTCCAACTTCTATCGGCGCAATACTCACGGGCAGCAGCCCACTTGGCTTGATTCTTACCCCATGTCATGACTTCAGTGATATACTGCTTGGTTACCTTCTTCTTTTTCTTAGGTTCCATAGTCTCTTTCTTTGGCTTTACTTCCAATATCATTGTCTGAGTATTACCGTTGGGTAACTGTGCCTTAACGATAAAGTCTGGGAAATATCTGTGCCATCTATTGTCTGTTGGGCACACATAAGGTATAGCCAATTCTTCGCTGCTCCATTCTAGTATTGCAGCGTTTTCATCTAAATACTTCATAACTCTTAGTTCCCATAACGAACGATATATGATGTTCGTGGGATCACCTTTATATTTTTTGGGATTTTTTGGTGTAAATCTGCCTTTATATGCCATATAAATATATAGAAAACTTATAGGAACAAAAATGACGGACAATCCTCTACTAGTCGATCCGATGGGCAACTTTGCTGGTCCAGGACAGATCAATGATATGCAAGGTGTGATTAATACAGGCAATGTTGATCCGACTGGTATATTTGGTAATAATGATAATGATCTGCTTCAGTCTCAGTATGACTTCACATCTTTATCATTTCCTTCCGACATTGATATGAACTATCTTGGTCATTATATGGTAATCAATATCAACGTGCCAGTAGATTTAAATCAGGCTCAGAGAGGTTCTTCTAGAACAAGAGATTATTCGGGCGGCGCAGGAGGACTACTCACACAAGAATATTCCAAGGTTGACGTACTGAGATTTGGTAACTTACCAGATTCTAGAGCAGATGACGTAAACTATGCCGCATGGTCATGGCCTAGATCAACAAGAAGACTCAAGCAATCAATCGCGCTACAGATGCCTACTCCGATGCTATATACCAGCGTTCAGAGATACGAAGAAGTATCGCTGACAGCAATGGCAGGTGGCGGTGTTAATGCTCTTGTTTCGGGTGTAGCTGGTGCGCTCACTTCATATGCTGCTGGTATGTTAAATAGAAGCATTGAAGTTGGTTCGCAAGTAAGTAAGCTATTTAATAGTGCTGGTGAATATGTCGGTGCAGTATCGGCACTTGCTGGTTTCCCAATTAATCCAAGAGTTGAAATTATATTCTCTAATACCGATCAGAGACAGTTCGTGTTTGAAGTTTTAATGGCGCCAAAGAATGCTGAGGAATCTTTGGCAGTCAAGAATATTGTTCGTGCCTTGAGATTTTACTCTGCTCCAGAACTATCATCTGATCCTTCAGGTAACATACCTCTTTATATTCCTCCAGCAGAGTTTGATATCACATTCTTTACCAGAGGCGAAGAAAACACAAATATTCCAAGAATCAACACTTGTGTGCTGGAACGTGTCGAAGTTGACTATGCTCCAACTGGTGTATATTCATCTTTCAGAAATGGTCATCCTGTGGCAGTCAGATTGTCGATGGGCTTTAGAGAAATTGAACCACTACACAAGCTAAGAATACTTCAAGGATTCTAATATGTCACAATATTTTGCTAAGTTTCCAAGAGTCAGATATGACCTAAACAAGACAAAAATAACTTCTCAAGATAGCGTCACAAACATATTCTTCAGACTGGCTATTGTCCGCGAGATCATGACCAATCTATCGTCTTACTATGAATATTCTATTCGTGATGGCGATAGACCAGAAACTTTGGCTGAGAAAGCTTACGGAAACGCAGAAGCTCACTGGATCATATTATATGCCAACAATATTCTAGATCCACATTACGACTGGCCCATGGATAATAGAACGTTTGAGAAATATATTGTCAGAAAATATAGATCACAAGCCAGAATGGATGGTGTAAGAAACGTCACTTCTTGGGCAAAAACGAACTACATAAAGTATGAGAAGGTCATCGAAAGAACAAATGCTTTTACGGACACATCATATATTAGCCGCTATGAGATAGACGAAGCAAACGTTGCCAGTGTTCTAGCTATTACCGATCCTTACGACACATATAATTCTCTGGCTGTTACAAGCTTTGACACGTTTGATGTCAGTGGAAGAAGCATTACCGAAACAATAAAGGCAGAGCGCATTTCATACTATGACTATGAAATAAGAGAAAATGAAAAGAAGAGAGACATCAAGATAATCAAGAAAGAATATTACGGTCGCATCATAGAGCAATTTAACTCATTGACCGATGCTGCTGGAGCTAGAACCACTTTTATAAGAAGATTTACATAATATGCCAAGAGCGGTTGGATCCGATCAATTAAAACCAACAGATAAAGAACAGTTAGCCACTATTCAATACTCATTTAGTGGTGGTAACATTACCGCTGTTAGTAGATCCTCTGGACCTACTGGAACATTATTTGATTTAACGCTAAAAGAAGTAACATTAGCTGAAAGTCTTCTCACGCCTGGTCTGCAAACCAGCTTAAAGTTTCAGTCTACAATTCACACTCCAAACAAGAACTATGATGACTTTAAAAATTCCGTATTAAATATGATTATTGATAGACCTGTGCTAGAGCGTGATCCATGGAATTTCATAAGATTTCTGGTTCTACAACAGAGAGTCTACCGCATATCTAATAGAAGACTTTATAACAATAATATTGAAGAACTGACAATCCATGCATGTGATGACAGTCTTTTAAATGACGCAAGAAGTCTGGTCAGCAAGTCTTGGGCATGTGGTTCAACACCATCTACTATTGCACAGGATGTGCTTACTAATTGCTTGAATATACCTGGCGATAGAATGCAGATTGAATCTTCAGGTCCGCCAAGAACTTATATTGCCGAAAATATTCATCCATTTCAGGTCATAAACGAGAATGCCAATGTTGCTTTGAACGGTGAGGATCCATCATTTGTTCACTTTATGACATATGAAAATCTAGGCACACACTATTTTTGTTCACTGAAAAGCCTGATTAGACAGCAACCAGTGGGCACATTTACATATGCTGAAATCGGTGCGGCATCGGGTTATCCAATTCCTACAAATATCATGACATATTCTTTTCCCTGTGACTTTGATCTATTATCAGACATATTGAATGGTGTAGACGTTGACGGCACATTCTTGAACACCATTGCCACATTTAATCCTATCACAAAGATGATGTCATTATTTGGTAATAAAGCGGTTGAGTGTGGCATCGGCGGTGGTAATATCATATATCCAGCGACAAATTTAGGCAGCGCAGAAAATCAATTCACTTGCAATAATGGAATTGAGAAGTATTTGCTGAGACGCCAAGCCAGAATGAACCTGTTAGAGCAAGACAAGATATCACTAAGAATGACTGTACCTTGGAATCCATCGCTTACTGCTGGCAAGACAATAAATGTCGAACTCAAAAATAGACCCAAGACCTCACAGTCTTATACTGAACTGAACTACGGGTCAGGAAAATATCTTATTTCCAGTTTGATACATAATATAAAGTCTGGTGGTTTTTCAACGACCACACTGGATTGTATCTCTGAGACGGCAGCATCAAATGGAGTTATATAATGTCTTTTAATAGAAGAGAGCATCTGGTTGGCATCGTGGTCGACCAGATGGAAAACAGTAAAACTCAAGATGGCGGTGTTCGTGTCTGGTTTCCTCACTATGGCAACAATGTGAAGCTTGAAGATTTGCCTACAGTACCTAGACTTTCTGATGATCCTACGAACTTCACACATCCGCCAGAACCTTATACCTCAGTATTGGTTCAAAGAGATACCAGCAACTTCGGCAGTGGCGCTTGTACAATTGTCGGTCAGCTAACAGATGTGCATAAAACAGCTGGCTCGCCAGGCAATTTCACGCTAAACGAATTTATTACCTCATTAAAAAATGCCAGATCAAAAGAACTGAAAATAAGTGTACCGCCAAATATTAAAGACGGCGATAAGAGAACTATTCAGGAAAAGGGACAGAAGCATTCATATAAGCTGCTAGAGGGTATTCCATCACACGCTGCGTTATATGCAATGGCAGGTGCTAAATTACCGACACCGCAAAACGTTTCTACCGCAATTCAGCAATTTAATTCAGTATTGTCTCCTTCTATACTATCACAATTGCCTGGCATGCCAATGTCGCTGGGTAATATGTTCAACATGCTGCAAGGTGCGCTATTCAATCAAATTATGGACAAGTTACCTAGAGAGTTACAGGCTGGTCTAGAAAACATGAATATTCTTATTCAGGGCGTAGAAGCAGGCGAAGGATCGTTTAATACTTCTGGCAGAGTAAACCCAGATGTATTTCTAAATAATGCAGTCAATTTATTATCACAGTCTTCTAGCATTGCCGATATTGTTGGCACAATGCAGAGATTGCAGTCCGACACTTCATTGTTTGGACTAGAAACTCTAGCCGCTGTAAATATACCAATCAAGACGCCTTTTGGCGATGTTTCAATTTCAGTTGATGCTTCTGGTGCTATTCAGAGCTTAATCCCAGAACCTGTGCAGAAAGCAATAGGTGCATTTTCAACTCTATTATCATCGCCTACACAGTTTCCTGGTGTCGTGTTCGGGCAAAATATGTTTGGCGGTGCCTCTCAAGTCATGAGTGAAGTATCGCAAAGATTATCACCAGAGTTTCAGCAGGTATTCAAAGATAGAATGGAAACGGCAGTTGCTAGTGGATCAGCACCTAGAACTAAGCTAAACGATATAATGAAAAAGATTAATACTGGAATAGATGTGTTATCATAATGGCAGACGATTATAAAAAAACACCGACTACTTTTGATATTCCGCCCGATGCGACTACGCAAAAAGGTGCTGGTGTATACCCAAACTTTGATATCAAGAAGACACGCTCAGGACATACGCTGATATTTGATGACTCGGAAGGTGCTGAGTCAATTACTATCAAGCATCGCGGCGGATCATATATTCAGTGGGATCCAAAAGGTCAAGTTGTTATTGGCGCTGGTTCTGGCATGTATACGTTCGTTCTTGGTGAGAACCGCATTGTTGTGACAGGCTCTCATGATTTGGTCGTTAAGGGCGACTGTTCCATGAGAGTCGATGGTGATTATAATACCACAGTTGCAGGCAATATGAATTTGGCTGTAGAAGGTGATATGATCGTACAAGCCAAAAGTCTGAATCAAATGATTAAAGAAAATATTGACACTTCAGCAAAGAATATGGCAACAAAGATTGAAGGGTCAACTGAAATTACCACTCACGGACTAACGACGATTGCATCTGATGCTGGTATGACTCTTGCATCTACTGGCGGTAATATTGGTGTAAAAGCTGGTGGTGATATAGGAATAAAAGCGACTGGTCTTGGCTTCATGCAAACGGGTGGCACGTTCAATATCAAGGGCGGCGGTGCTATGAAGGTTCAATCTTCTGGTAAAATGTCTATGAAGGGTGGCTCTATTGCTATGGAAGGTTCTACAATTGACCTCAACTCAGGCAATGCTGATTCTGCCGACAATGCGTCTATCACGCATAAAAAAGGATAATAAATAACAGATGGCATTTAAAACAAGAGAAAACGACTATTCCGATCTGGATCTAGATTTTGTTCCTCATGAAACCACAAAAGATGTGGTTATCAGAAAGGGCGATGATGCTATTCAGCGATCAGTTCGCAATCTTATTTTAACTAACTTTTATGAAAGACCGTTTCAATCTTATCTTGGTTCTGGTGTTTCTGCGCTACTGTTTGAGAACATGACTCCGATGACCATGAATAACCTTAAGCTGGCTATTCGTGAAGTCATAGACAATTTTGAACCGAGAGTGCAGTTATTGGATGTTAAAGCCAACTTTGATTATGACAACAACGGTTTTGACGTTACTCTATATTATAAGATATTGAACTCAAATGAGCCAATCGTCGCAGGACTTTTCTTGGAAAGAATTAGATAAAAATGGCACCACTAGCAAATACAGCACTTAGAGTCACAGAACTAGACTTTGACGGCATCAAAAACAATCTAAAGAATTTTTTAAGGTCTCAAAAACAATTCCAAGACTTTGATTTTGATGGCGCTGGTATGTCCATTCTGTTGGACGTTTTGGCTTATAATACTCACTATATGAGCTACTATGCAAACATGATCGGCAACGAAATGTTTCTTGATACTGCTCAGTTGCGTAGTTCTATTCTTTCTCATGCAAAGCTAACAAATTATGTGCCTGAAGGACGCAAAGGTTCTCAGGCCGTTCTAGACATCAAAATTACACCTGCTAGTACAGAAGATCAAGTTAAGAATATCATTACACTCAATAAGTATACAAGATTGCTTGGTAGAGATATTGATGGTGTAAACTATCCTTTTGTCACGATATATTCAAACTCTGCGGCAAAAACAAGTGGACATTTTCTTTTCAACAATGTTCATATTCGTCAGGGCGATGTTATTACCAGACAGTATGTTATGGACGCAGGTAATACCAAAAGACGATTTACTATTCCATCAGCAAACGTAGATACCGATACCATCACGGTAACTGTGCAGCAGTCTTCTACAAACGCTTCAGCTATTGTTTACAATCCAGCAGATGATATCACAGAAATCAAAAACACATCGCCTGTGTACTTCCTTGAAGAAGAGGGCGAAAACTATGTCATGACATTTGGCGATAACGTATTGGGTAGAAAGCCAGACAACGGCAACATCATTACGATCACTTATCTAGAGTCTGAAGGCGAAAAGGCAAACAAGATATCTGAATTTGACTTTGCTCAGGCAGTCGATGGTTATCGTTCAAACATCATCATAGCTACAGCAAACAGTTCATTTGGTGGATCCGAAAGAGAATCAATTGAGCAAATCAGATTTAGAGCGCCTTATCATTATACAACACAGAATCGTGCAGTAACAAAGAAAGACTATGAATCTTTATTGCTTAAGGATTATCAGAACATTGATTCTGTTTCAATCTGGGGTGGCGAGGAAAATGATCCTGTCGTTTATGGTAAGATTTTCATATCTCTCAAGACAAAGGAAAACTATTCGCTGTCTGAGATTGAAAAGGAATCAATTAAAGAAACACTTATTCGCAATCGCAATGTTCTGACAATTACTCCTGAGATTGTTGATCCTGAATTTGTTTACATTAAAGTTAGAGGCAAGGTTACGTACAATCCAACACTAACAAATCTCAGAGCCAATCAGATCAGATCATTAGTTGTCGCTGCAATTGAAGATTATTCGCAGGACGATCTAAACAACTTCGGTTCTATTTTCAGAAAGTCTCGTCTACAATATTACATAGACAACGCTGATCCATCAATTACGGCTTCTGACTTGGAAGTTTATGTTCAAAAGAGACAGTTGATCGAAACAGGCATAACAAAGAATTATGTTTTGAGATACGGATTCCCATTAAAGAAGGGCGACTTCGTAAACAAGCTTGTTTCTTTCCCACGTATAACAGTGAATGACTCATCGGGTGTACCGAGAACTGTCTTTATTGAAGAAGTTCCAGAATCATTCACAGGCATTGATGCAATTTCAGTAAGAGACTCAGGACAAGATTATACTTCTATTCCTAGAGTTAGAATTGCAGGTGATGGTACAGGTGCTACAGCCGTTGCAGAGATTGTAAATGGTAGAATAAAGAAAATAAATATAACAAACAGAGGCTCAAACTATACAACAGCCACTGTTGACATTAGTGGCGGAGGAGGCGGTGGCGGCAGAGCGATTGCCTTAACACAGTCTAGATTTGGCACTCTACGCACATATTATAACAAGACAAACGGTGAAAAGGTTATCGTTAACAGCAATGTTGGAAGAATTGACTATACATCAGGTATTGTTACGCTAAGAAACATCTTTGTAATTTCTGTTCTAGAAAACGACATTTACGAACTGGATACGCTAACTATAGATGTGCCAGCAGAAGATGAAATCATTTATCCTTCAAGAAACAAGATATTGACCCTAGACACAAATGACGTATCATCTATAATCATAGACGTTATCGCAGAGTCGTAATGAATGACAACGAATAATAGAATATCAAACATTGTAGCGTCTCAACTACCTCATTTTGTTAGGAATGATCACGAAAATTTTGTGCGCTTTCTTGAAGCATACTATGAGTACTTGGAACAAAATGGAAAACCTATAGACTTTCTAAAGAATGCGCTAGACTATAGAGATGTTGACAAGACACTTAATGACTTCTCAAGACTTCTAAACAAACATTTCCTATCAATTATTCCAAGAAATGCCGTTGTAGACAGAAATCTTCTTTTGAAGAATGTTAAAGACCTTTATCGCTCTAAAGGTACAGAAAAAGCAACTCGATTTTTGCTCGGCATTTTACTCAACTCTCAGAAAGAAGCCGACTTCTACTATCCAAAAAAAGATATTCTTCGTGCCTCTGATGGTAAGTGGTACGTAAAGAAAACTCTGAAGATCAAAGACTTCACAGTAAACAACGTATCAAACTCAAACGTAGAAGTTTTGGACAAGTTTGTTAACAAAACTCTTATTGGTGAAGAATCTGGAGCAACCGCAGTTGTAGAAAGAAGAGAGACTTACATCGAAAAAGGTTTCTTGGTAAATGAACTTGAAATTACAAATCAAAAAAGAAACTTCAGCTTCGCAGAATCAGTCAAAGTTACATTTGAAGAAGAGGGACAAACTAAGCTACTAAGAGCCAACATCTACTCAGGTATTATTACCAACGTAAAGCTTCTTAGCGGAGGTAGAGATTATGTAGAAGGCGATCTGGTTCCTATTGA